ACGGAGTGGGAGAACGATTTTGTAACGAGCATCCTTGAGCGTTACTTGGCCGCGAAAAAAGACACTCGAAACTTGAGCGCGAAACAGGTTGAAATAGTTGAGCGTATTTGGAGCAAACACTTTGCCGCCTAACGTAGAGTTGAGGGGCTGAACGGCTGATTCGTTCAGTCCCGCTCGAACGGCGGCTTAGGAGACTTTTTAGAAGAGGATATGAAATGCGAAACGTAATGGTGTCTGGGTGGAAGAAGCAGGAAGATGGAAAGCAAAAGTTTGAGGAACTCGGAATTGCTATATTCCACCAGTTCGGCGTTGACTATGAAGAGTTTGAAAACGGAGCGGCGAATTACTCTACCGCAATAATTGAGTACGCAGATGGGCGCATGGGGAACGTGAGAGTTGAGCAGGTCCGGTTCTTGTCTCCTAACGAATGAGTGGGCAATTCCAAATTACATCATGGAGAATTTTATTACCAACCCCAAGACGTACTGACCCCATAACTAACCGCACTCCTTGACGCACTCGCATCTACACCGAATCTAAGGGCTTTAACGGCGATTAAATCCTCATGGACGAAGGCTGTGTACTCAGAGTGGTTGAAGTCATAACCAACGCCGATATATCCCGTTTGCAGGGCTTGCAACCAAGGGTAGTCTTTTTCACGAATAAGAGATGTAACCTTCCCGCTTTTGTCATCGTAAACTGTAACCAATTCTTGCGGGTGGCGATCTGATTTAATAGTGTTCGCATCAAGTACAAACTTGTTCGTGTCTTGTGCGACTTCCGCAGGCAAATCAACTTCCGTTTTGGCAATTGGGACATAGACAGTAATAGGCTTGCAGGTTAGTTGTTCTGTCGGGATGATCTTTAATTCTGGAGCTTTCTGTGGGGCAACGTACTGACCGACAGGTGCAGGATGATCTCGTGTGGAATTCCAAAGCAGGATGGAAAGGAATACGCCTGCGAGGATTTCAATTATCGTTCTTGCTGACATATTATTTCTCCGAGTAGTTCTTTGCTGCCAGCGCACCAATTAAGGCCGCCACACCGATAGCGAAAGATTGGTAGTCAACGTGATTAATGTCGGCGAATTTAACCATCATCTCGATTATTGACGCGCCCCCCAATACCCTACCGATGCAAAAACTTACACCGTCGCGCTCTGTAAAAAGGTCTTGTAGGAATTTCATTTATCCATCCACTTTAAAATACACTCGTGAATTAGCGCCGTTACTGCAATGGCGAGGATGATTAGTAAGACTGTATCGCCCCAGCTCATGATGTAAACAGAATACGCTCTGCCTCGCGTCGATTAACTAGACCTTGCAAAACTACTCCAGCGGCATGTACCCATAATCCGAATTGCCCCGCAGCGGCTTCGAATGCTTCTGCGTTAACCAGTCGCACCAAAGTTGAAGAGCGGAGATTCTGTGTGCCGGCGTTGTAAGCAAAGTCTACCAGCGCATCAAATTGATTCTGGTTTAAATCCACTTGAACCATTGCATTGACCGCAGGAACGTAGTCCAGCGAAAGGGTAGCCAATATGTAAGCCGTAGCAGTTGCCTCGTCTATCTCGCCATCGCCTAACGTTACGGCTGTGCCGTTCGGGTAGTGTGTCGAACCATACCCAATCGTCGGGATACCAGCAGGACAAAGATATGGCTTGCTTCTAAAGCCTTCGAATTGTTTAATCAGGCTGATACAGTTTGGGCTAACGTCCATTAATGCTCCCTTCGATTATTCACTTCATTTATCGACGCTTTTAAATCGCCAAATTTTTCATCAAGGTATTTTTTAAACCCATCGAACATCTCTTTAATTTCAGGTTTTTTGTGATAACCATCTGCAATCTGTAGCTGTAGTTTAATAAGTTCTTTTTCATCAGTTTCATGCTTATGGTATAGGTCTTTAATCTGACCGACAAGCATCGCCCATATTGTCCCAACTAGGCCCGCAAGGACGGCTAACGCTATTTCTACTATTGATGTTTCGCTCATTTTGTTTTTCTCAGGGTAGTTTTTGAAATGGTTGAATATTATAAGTATCTCATTAGGAGATATGCCCCTCATTAAACGGATTCAAAAGCCACGCAAAGAAGTTGGCTATGACTTTTCTATAACCTGTTTGGTGATAGTAATAACACAGAGTTTGGCTAAACGTCCAACCGTGTGAAATGTCTAGCATCAAGATCATCCCGCCAGAGTAACGCCACGCCACATCACCCGCACCGAATATCAATATTGCGATGCCAAGCGGAATCTTTATCCACAGAGATAAAGAAGGCTTCCAAGCATTGAGGCAACCAGCATAAAATACGTAGCCGAAGAAAAATAGGAAAGGGAACGCTAGGGCTAGTTGCCAGTATTGAATAGTAAAATTGATTACCATGGCGCAACAGGCAATATCGCCTGTACCTGAGTCCAAGTTGTCGAAGGCGTGGCAGAGGCTTGTGATAGTTTCCAAAGTGTTTGCATTAGATTTGCCCGTTAATTACAATTGTTGCGTTAGTAGTTAGCGTAATAAAAGCCTTGCTGCCCGGATGCCACCACAGTCACATCTTGCTGCTTCACTACAACGGAACTATCCAGCTGGACTGCGGCAACTTGCCGGTCTACCGTGGAAACTGCAACGGCTTTTTCCGCTGCTACAGCTACGACCTGTATATCAGTCTTTACCGCGGAGATGGATTGATCCGCGTTCTTAACGACCGCGACCTGTACACCGTCGGAGGTAATGATCTGATCAGCCATGATTCTCTTCTTATGTAGTTACTTCTTGTGAAATTGAAATGTTCCCGCTCAACAGCCCGGTCACGACGTTGGTAGCACTCACCATCTCCAGATCGTACACGCCGGTTGTCCAGCTGATCGCTGCCGTCGTTGCTGCGTCTATGGTGAGCGTGATGGTATAGTTCACCGTGTCGATGGCGATGCGCGCGGTGGTCGTGTCCAAGCGCAGCAGTTCATGTGTGTCAATAACCTGCCCGACAGTAACCACGGTGCTCGGTGTCCATGTGATCGACCGGGAAGATCCAGCCGGTGCAGCACTCCATACAGCCGTTCCGTCTGAGCCAGCAGCGGTGGGCAGGGTCAATCCCGTCGTTCCGCCAGTGGTGCAAGTGAGTAGGCTGGGAGCGGCGATGCGGTCTTTGATCGTCATGCGCGCGATGAACCCGGTCAGGTCGACTGGAGTGTTGAGTTGCAGGTATCCACCGGAGGAATACGCTGTGTACCCGGAGGCATTGACATCGTTCAGCGCAATCGTGTTTGGGTCTACCACAGTTGCTTGGTGGTAGTCGGTGTTACGCGGCGGGGTGTTCTTCGCATTGATTTCGGTCATGCCCAGCACGGACACAACAGCAACACGCCACCCGCTTGGGATACCGTGGCTCGCAGCATTAATTAACACCGGCGCGACCTTGGAAATCAACGTGATCGGCTTGTAGAGAATCGGCGGGGCTTCCCAACGCAGCACTTGGCTGAACGTCTTGCCTTGGGTGATGACAAAATCCTGTGTGTTGGCCATGGGTTACGTCCCTTGATTTTCCGCGTTTATATACTATTTTACCCTATTGTGTATAGCGAGTTTGTTCTTTGATGAACGGTGTCTGTTTGATTCGTCCAGATACCCCGCCGGTCATCTTCTCGACGGCCTGATCTTTTGCCCTCTTGCGCAGCGCAGCGCCGATGTTTATCTGCTGGTCTGGATGGGCCATCCGGAACTCTCGGATATCGTCCAGCGCCTGTGCTCGGCCTTCAGCGTCCTTGGCCTCGTAGGCCTTGATGAAATTGTTCTCCAGCTCGGATACGCGGTTGTGCAGTGCGCCAGTTATTGCACTCACGCCTTGCTGGGCTTCGTTGCGAGTAGCTTTGGTCTCAGGTGTGAAATTCATCGCCTGCACAGCCACGTCCCACGAAGTTGCATCACCCCACTTATTGCCGTGCGAGTCGGTGAACCCCTTTTCCGCCAGATCGGATGCTTTCAACCCACCCTTGATCGCTGAGGGGGCCATCTGGATCGCACCTTTCATCAGGTCACCGTCCGCCATCTCGCCGAAACCCTTGGCCACGTTCACAGGCATTCCGATCATCGGACCCATGAACTCTAGCGCACCGGAGTCCAGACGATCTTTAAGCTGCATCCGGCTATCAGCGAACCGAGAGAACAGCTGGGTGAATGGCATCAGGTTCTCCTGGCCAAGTCTGGAAGCTGCATCCACACCGGTAACGTAGTTAATCGCCCCATGCGCAATGACCCGCGCGCCATCAGGGCCAACAATGTCGGATAAGAAGTTCTGGTAATCCGTGGCCGCATCAGGCGGATGGTTTTCATCCCCGGCCAGCGCGTTGTACGCACCGGTAATCGCTCCGACCAGCGGCAGCCCCATGGTGCCTGCCATCACGCCCGTCGTCGCCAGCATCCCGGCAAGAGACTTGACCGCCTCTGCACGCTCTGGAGATCCCTTCTCGGCACCGTGCGCCTGCATAACCAGTTTACTCAGGGTCTGCATCACACCGAGATTGAACTGCTGGAACGCGAACAGCAGCGGCGTCACCGAACCAAATATCCCATGTTTGCCGATCGCTCGCGCCCGGTTCTCTGAAGCGTAGTTGATTTGGGTATCATCCACTGCGGAGATCATGCGCTCGTGGGCTGCGGCCTCGTTGTTGCCGTTCCTTTTCATCTCCAGCCGGAACGTGGCCAGCGCGGTCTGCATGCGGTTCAAGGACTCGCCATAATAAGACGCAAGGTTGGCCGAGCGCACAGCGTTCTGCAGGCGCGGGTTCTGCCCTTCCTGAATATGGCTGAGTTCTCCCCCTTGCGTCCAATCGGCGCGACCGGATGCGATCAGAGCCTTAAGTGCGCGCTTGTCCGCGTCAGGGATCTTGGCGCGGTCTACCAGAATAGCGGCGTCCAGAACACCGGTCCACTTGCCATCCTTGTACCCCTGCTGGATCGCGTCCTTGAGCATAGGCACTACATCCTTGGCAGCAGCGGCCAGCGCCGTACCTGAAGCTACGAACCCATGCCGACCCCCGAGATATGGGAGTGTGATCTGATACGGTTGTGCCAAGTTCTGAATGATGAATGACGGGCTGGCTGACAGGTAGAATGTGTGGCCGATCGCACCTAACACATCCTGTGTTGGGGTATTTATCGGGTTCAGGTTGTTTGCGGTGCGCTGGTTGAGTTCGTTCAGCACTGCAACAGCCTTTTGCTGCTTGTCCAAGTTGAAAAACTCAGATCCAGAATCCCCGAAGTCCCTGACTGCTTCCCGAATGCGGGCCATGGCGATAGTCTGCTCCGCACGGGTTGCGTGGTTGGAAACGAAATAAGCCCCTGCTGCCGCGCGCTTGACGAAGCTGCGTGCCATGTCCGATGAGTACCCAGGAGTCCCGGAACGACGCGCGTAGAACTTGGACACGCTGGATTCGGGTAGCATGTTGATATACATCCGGCGCAGGAGTTCTTTCTGGGCATCACGTTGCGCCACCATTTCGGGATCAGCCCCGGCCAGATTAGGATCGTCGTCAATCTTGGCCAGCATACCTCGAATGAAGCTCGGCGCCGAGGAGTCCAGTTCACGCAGCTTGTCCACAGTCTTGCCTGCGTTATATGGCTTCTCCAGATGTCCTGCAGCGTTCAGGGTATCTAGCTGCTTGGCGACAGTCAGCATCTCGTTGGCCGTGTCGAACATGCTGAACACGTGCGTGTCGCCTGGCTTGACCACGATCTGTTTGTCTACACCCGCGCGTTTGAGCGCCGCCTGCACGGCAGCGTGCGCCTCCGGAGTATCCTTGACATGGAAGTTCACCATGTAGTCACCATCGCGTCCGATACTGAAATACGCCTCTTGCTTCTTGGCCTCATGCAGTGCCAGCGCTTGGTCGAACTGATCCTTGGTGGTTGGCTTCTCGGTGACGGACCAGTCTGTAACGGCCTTGACTTCCTTGCCCATACCCTTGGCCGGATCAACTGCCCTCCAAAGATGTTCTGGGGCACCGTAAATCTGACCCATGCTCTTAATCAATGACGCCATACCGGCATCATGTAGGGTCTTGTTGTGAGCCGCGATCTCGTCATACATGCGCCCAACACCTGGCTGGGCGTAGAGTTGCTTGGCCCGGCGGTACGTATCCTTGTCGGCTTCGGTAAGCCACACGTGATCTTCCCATTTCAAATTCGGGAACACCTTGGCCAACTGGTACTGGCCCATCAGATCGTAGAGCGATGAGCGTTGCTTGTCTGTCAGACCCTGGATGCCGTCGTATAACTTCTTGGTGGTGTGGTTGAACGTCTTGGCCATGGCCGCTGACTTCATCATATTGTCCACTTTGTCGCGGATCGGATTGACTGCCCCCATACCCCAGCGCGCGATTCTGTTACCAGCCTCATCATGCTTGGCCAGATCAAACAGGTTGCCCGTCATGTCCGCGATATGCGTGAGCTGTGACCACTTCAGATATTGCGTGTTAAACGAGGGTTTCAGCTTGGAGATATTGTCCATCGCCTTGGACAGCACAGACTGGACGGCTTTATTGGCAGCCACCGGGCCGCGTGCGAAGTCCATACTACGACCGCGCTCAGAATATTGCATGTCCAGCACGGATGTCCGCTGCGGGTATTTCGGTGCAGGAGCCATCTCAACCATTTTCAGAACATCATCCAGCATGGACTTCTGGCCTGGCTGCAGGCCCAGTAATTTACGGATCGCATCAAGCACTCTCCCAAACAGGGTTTTCCCCTTGGGTGATGGAAGCGCGTCGAGCGCAGCCTGTATTTCTGGGCGGGTCGATGCTTCGGCGATGAACTCGTGCAGGTTGGTGAACATGTAGCTGTCAGTCTGGAAATTCCCGGATTTCTTCGCCGCGTCAAATACGGCTTGGACTTCATTGCGGAACACCGGATCGTGGTCAATACCCCAAGCCGTTCTGGCATGTACCGCCTCATGCAGCAGCGTGCTGACACCTGCACCGTTGTGTAGCGTCACGTCACCTTGGGAGTGTTCCCCCAGCCGCGCCATGTTGGTAGTGATGTTGGTCTTGCTGATACCGCTGAGACTGAATTTACCTGACATCGCATCCGGAACAGCCAGCAGCCCGTCGATAAACTTCTGCCATTTCGGTGACACGTTCTCGCGAACTGCGGTCAGGGCTTCGCCCACGGTCTTGGCGTTTTTTAGTGCCGCTTGGGTGTCCACTGCGTCCTTGTCGCCCAGCCCATCCGCGCGCTCACTCATCTGAGGTTCGCTGTTATCGTGTTCGATGCTGGCCCACGCCCTATACTCTTCCCCCTCGGCGACCAGATCACCCAACATACGGGTGGCTTCCGGATGAGTAAGTTCACCCTTGGCGAACCGATCTCGAATGGCCTGTTCCCTTGACGCCATATCCGACTCGCGCGCGGCGGAGCGTTCTTGGGTGTTTTCCCCGAATGGGGCTTCTCTTCCCGCTTCGCGTGGTGGAAGGTTGCTTTCCACTTTGACTTCAGGTTTGACAGGTTTCAGCCCTGCTGCGGCGCGCAGGAGTGGGTTGGTTATTTCTTCTTGCTTGGCGGCGGGACCATTCCCTTCCGTTCCGGCAATTTTTTCATGTTCGGCGTTGCCGCCGCGAACTCCTTCGCCAGCTCTGGCTTCTGGGAGAATAGGAACTTCTGTTGCGCCTTGGACTGGAATGGCATGGCTTACCTCCGTTACTGGGGTTTCTGTTTTTGGTTCCGCTTCACCCGGCTTGGTTTCGGCGGCTTGGGTTTGAATTTCTGTTTGCTCATTTGCGGGTTTCTCCTTTCGGTATTTGCTCAACTTGGCCGCTAATTGATCCAGCAGCGCTTTGTTGTCCGTGCCTGCACCGGGCTTTTTGCGCAGCGCGTCGATACCAGCCAACTGCTCGGTAATCGTCTCTTTGCCTTTCACAGCTTTGGCAATGTGCTGCGCCTTGATGTTGGAGATGGCACCGTCACTTTCCTTGAGAACCGCAGCCCACATGTTCGTCACATCCTTGACCCCGCGAGCGCGATCGCCCGCCACACCAGCCAGTTGGGTCGGTGTAGTTTTCCCGCCCTTTTCCGGGAGCACCAGCTCGTTGGGGGTTGCGGGAATAACTTCCTTGGAATTAAACGCCCGATACACGCTGTCGCGCTTGGCGATCATCGCTTTTTCTTGGGGCGTTGGATCAGGCCTGTTTGGGTACTCGCGTTCAAGCGCAGCCAAGAACGTCATGCCAGGAGTGCGCTCTTTCGGATCGGCGTAGATTGAATCCATCAGGTTCTGACGGTCCGTGGATCGCTGTCTCAGGCGAGCGGTCTCTACACGGTTATCCGTGCTCTCTATATCTGATGCGAGCTTACTAGCCCGCCACTGGGCTATTACATCGCGCCGCTGTGCCAAGTCGGCCTTTTCCTGTGCGGCGAAGTCTGCAAATTCCTGAACTTGTCCGAAGCCCGCTTTTTCCTTGTTCGCTTGAATTAGAGCGTCTGTCTGCCGTGCCGACTCCGCTGATAGCGCCGCAAACTTCTCGCCGTGGACCGTTGGTTCTGGCGGTATAGTAGTTTCTGGTCCGGCTTCAATGCTGCCCATACCCATCAATCTGGCACGCGCCGGTGCGCGCTCACCTTCAGGTAGGGAGTTGATATAGGCTTCCATCTGTCCCTTGCGAGCGACTTCTCCGCCTGGATATCCGATCATCGGTTCTGGAATATTTGGCAGAGCAAGCACCGGTTGAGGATTCAGCTGCTGCTCAATATCCGACCGCACATCGTCCAGTTCTTTTTTGACCGGGCTGCGATGTCCCATCACGCCACCCAATACCGCGCCGATCACCGACTCTACAACCGCCTGCTTACCGCTGAAATCCTGCTGCAATTCTGGATGCTCAGACAGCACTGAGTTTTGAGCCATGCGTCCCGCTTCGCCAGTAACCAAACCTGACAGTGCCCCAGTTGTCGCACGCTTCAATAATCCACCAGCCAAGCCAACAGGAACAGCGCCCATCGCCGCAGTAGTGGCAGCCGCTGCCCAACCCGCATTACTCGCAGTCAAACCGTCAACACCCTTTTCATTCATGTCCGACGTGGTGTTCACCTTGCTGCTGATGGCTGGTAGTGCCATGCTCGCGGCACCGCGCGCGAGATTCAATCCAACACCTACTGCACCAGCTCCGGCAGCCTCTGGCAAAACAGCAGCTGTACCTGCGATCGCGGGCAACCAAGCGGCCAGTCCACCAACACCACGAGCAACCGATACTGGGATTGACTCTTCCCCAACCGGAGCATTCTCGGAGCGTAACTCAGCACCCCACTTGCGTACACCCTGCGCGCCCGCAATATCACCCGCAGCTTGGGCAGCTTCTCCGATAGTTGTTTTGAAGCCTTGTTTGAATGCGCCACCGACGCCCACTGGCTTAGGTGGCTGGTAGTTGGGATCGAAAGTATCTACATAACCGCCTGTCGGAGGCTTGTAGTTTGGATCAAATGTATCGATGTAGGTATCAGACATTATTGACCGTAGCGAGCGTTATACTGCGCGGTGTGTTCAGCCGTTGTTGCCTTTGGGTTCACGAGAGAGTTTTTCGCGATATATTGCGCGAGCGTCGGCTTCGACATCAAGCTCTCCTTGGTAACATATTCAGGAGTTCCACCTTTGGTGCGCCCATAGCCTAGCAATTCCCCCATCATGTTCTTGTCTGGAGTCCATGTTTCAAGGTTCTGCTGACGCTGGTGCTCAACCAGTTTGGCCTGCTCCAGACGCTCGTTGGCGGTCATGGCTGTATTCTGCAACTCGTACTGACCCCTGACCAGTGGTTCGTTGGTCTGATTGACAGTCTCCGCCATGCGGTTCAGCCCCTTGGCCTGCACGAATCCGCCAATGCCTTGGGTGTCCATCAGGTTTCGCCCTTCACTCACCATGTCTTGTGCAGTGTTTGGTCCACTCATGGTCGGCATGAAATTTGGTGCTGAGATCGGCTTGGCAGTTGCTGGTGCAGCAGCCGGAGCTGTCTGCGTCATAGGCACCTCATCCCAGCCGGTAGTGGCTGTAGACGTGGGCGCTGGTGCTGTGATTACAGGTGCAGCGATTGCAGGCAACCCGTTACTAT